TGGAGTGTATTCTCAATTTGGTTATAGAGAATCTTTTTTAAGCACAGCAAACATTTTAGCTTCTATAGTTGGCCATGCTTCAAATTCATCAATTTTATTAGAAGTAAAAAAATCAGCAAAAAGCACTAGAAATATATCGGTGGGGGCTTCTGGATTAGAATCGTATACTGCTTTCCCGGCAGTAACTCCAGATGGCACAGAAACTTTTTTTTATAATTTAGAATCTTTTTCTGCCGACACTTCTGGTGAAGTAAATTTGTATTGTGGAACACAAATATTACAGGAAACGGATTGGGATTTTAATTCACAATCTATGATTCTACCTTTAACTATAGATCCAGAAACTATAAAGTTATATTCAGTTTCTAATGTTGGAGATTTAGTAGAGTGGACAAGGGTAACAAAATCTGAACCATCTGTTTCAGGTGGGCAATATTATTTTACCGTATTGAATACTACTAATGGTTATTTGGTGACAACAAATTTACCAGAATCGTTTGTTTTGACTACAGATTATACAGTTTATTCTAAAGCTGTAATTAGCAACGGCTCTATAGGAAATTCTTCTACTATAAGTTCAATTTCTGGAGTTACATTTTTGACATCATCTTTGCCGTCTGGTGGATATGAAGATATTAGTGTTGATTATGCTAAGTCAAAAGTTAAATTTTTAGCTACTTCGCAAAATCGTTGTGTTACAATTCAAGATTACATATTAGCTATACAAAATTCTGGAATTTCTGGAACTGATGATGTTGATTTGATTACAGTTCAGCCGGGAGACCAGACCGGTGTAATAAAAATTTATGTAGAAAATTTATCAGAGTCTTCTTCAAATGAATTGATGGCTTATCTCGGAAATCTAGCTGTTGCTGGAATAAATTTAATATATCAACAATGATTTTACTTTTTAATAAAATACCGGTATCCTTAGAAAGAAAAGTAGCAGAATTTGTAAATATAGTTAAAGCTGCTTATGGTTCTGATTTTTATGACGTTGAAGGAACTCGCTGGCTTGGAGACAATTTAACAACCGAATCATTGTTTCCACAATGGATAATACAAAATTATAAAGAAGACGCTGATAATGTTGCTATTGTTCAACTTTTTAAATCATATTTGCGTTGGCTTTTTAGCGTTGAGTACGGCTATGGTGCTGCAATTCCATGGGAAAATATGTCAAGTGTGCAAAAAGTTCCAGAAAAACTTATGCTCGGATTTGCAGATTTTTATTTTCCCGGTGCTGATTTTAGTTCTGGTTCCGACTTGAATGATTTGATTCCAAATTTAAAAAAATTTATTTTACTTGCGGAACAAAATTATGTAAATAATAAAGGAACACCAAAAGCAATAAAATATTTATTGACAACTCTTTTGGGTATATCACAAGATTCCTGCACCGTTCAAACAGGAAGTCCTTTTTTTATAATTGTCAGAGCAAACGTTCCAGAAAAATATAAAACTTTTTTAAATACATATGTCTACCCCGCTGGAAGTATCGTTATTTATGAAGCTCCATAAAAATGTTCAATAAAATTGTTTCTTTAGCATTATCGGTTGCCTCTAGGGGCATTAAAAATACAAAAATTGATTTAGAAACCAAAAAATTAAGATACATATCTTGTTTTGGGTTTTCTGAAATATCTCCATGCAGTAAATTAAAAAAAAGTAAAAAAAGTGATTTTTACTACTGTGGTGGTTGCGGTTGCGGTGACCATAGCCATACACATTTAATAAAAAATCCAGGAGAATATTCTAAACTTGATTATCCTGTATTAAATTGCCCTTTAAATATGCCGGGTTTCTCTAATTATGACCCAAATTCTCCCAATACAGATCTAGAAAGAAAAAAATTAATAGAAAATTTTGATTTTGAAAAATTTAAATTCATCGATATAACAATATCAGTTGATAAAGAAAAAGAAGAAATATTGGAGCAAGTTAATAAAATTATAAAAAATTCATAAATAATTTTATGGCTATAAACACACGTCAAGATTTTATTGATTATTGCTTAAGATCATTAGGTGCTCCAGTAATACAAATAAACGTAGACCCCCTTCAGGCAGAAGATAGGCTTGACGAGGCTTTAGAGTACATGTATGAAAGACACTTTGATTTTAATCAGAGAGCTCTTTATCTATACCAAATAACACAGGACGATATTAATAAAAAATATTTTGACACTACTTCTTTTGGCGATGCTTTGGGGGCCAAAGGGTTTACATTTTCTAATGGGAGTACTGGTTCTTGGCCAAATGCAAATGATATTAGAACAATCACCAAAGTTTACAGACCATCTGATGTTTCTGGTGATTATATGTTCGATCTAAGATATCAACTAACACTCTTTGACTTTTTTGGTTTGTATTTTAACCAAGGTGGTATGCAAACTGGACCAATGGCAACCTATATGGAATCCATGAGTTATTTAAAACTCGTAAATGATGTTTTTAATTACCCCGCTTCATTTACTTACACGCGAACAACTGACAGATTATTTTTAGAACAAGATTTTACAAAATTAATACCGGGAAGCTATTTATTGGTTGAAGCCTACGTTCAGATAGATCCCGATCAATATCCAAAAATTTGGGGAGATAGAGTTTTTAAAAAATATTATACAGCTCTATTAAAAAAACAATGGGCTCAAAATTTAATGAAATTTGCAGGGGTTCCTTTGCCGGGTGGAGCTGCATTAAACGCCGGGGCAATAATGGCAGAGGCACTGAATGAATTAAATAGTATTGAAGAGAAGTTAATAAAAACTCAAGAATTGCCACCAGACCCACTGATAGGATAAAATGGCCACCAATCCAAATTTTCGAAATTATCAACCAGAGCAAGATTTAATAGAAAATATTACCATTGAAATAATTCAAGCAATGGGTTCTGATTGTTATTACGTTCCGAGAGAATTTCTTTCTATTGATAGATTATTTGGTGAAGATCCGGGAAGCTATTTTACGAAATCATATTCAATAGAAATGTATTTACAATCTTACAAAGGATTTGAAGGAACTGATATAATTTCTCAATTTGGACTGGAAATTAAAGACAGAGTAATGTTAATTCTTTCAAGAAAAAGATTTAAACAAGAAGTTACTGATAAAAATTCTTCTATAATAAGACCGCGCGAGGGAGATTTAATTTACTTTCCTTTAGCAAAATCTTTATTTGAAATAAACTTTGTTGAGCATGAAAATCCATTTTATCCACTTGGAAGATTATACTCTTATGCAATAACCGCAGAATTGTTTACTTACAGCTACGAAAAAATCAATACAAGAAATTCTGCTATAGATAGTGTTTATCAAACAACTTTAGGTACTGCTGGAAATACTTCAATTCCTCTCAACAATATACTAGGAACGACTGCTGGTATAAATGATGTGCTGGAGTCGGAAGCTATAGGTTACACATTTGATCCAAATAATCCATTTGCAAATTGTTGATAAATATTAAAGGAACGCAATGTTTGAATACTTTTATAATAAAAGTTTAAGAAAACTGGTAGTAGGTTTTGGGGCATTGTTTAATGAGATTGAAATAAGTCATCCAAATCCAGATGATTCAAACAATCCAAAAAGAATAAGAGTTCCAATAACATATGCTCCACAAGAAAAATTTATTAGAAGATTGCTAGAACCATCTTCCATAACAGATGGCACCAGAATAGAAACTCAATTACCAAAAATGAGTTATATTATAACTACCATAAGCCAAGATTCATCAAGAAGAAGAAATAAATTTTCTCCCGTACAAAAATTTGATGAAATTAATAATGTTTGTGAAGATAGTGGTAAATTAATAACTGAAGAAGTGCCGATTAACGTGGGTTTTTCTTTGTTTGTTTATACAAGACATATAGATGATACTTTACAAATATTTGAACAAATAATACCATATTTTAATCCAGATCACATTATAAGTTTATCTTTTAATAATGTTAAACCTAACGTAAATATACCGATAACAATGATATCAAATAATATTAGTGAAAGATATGATGGCGATTTTAGTTCAAGAAGAATAAATATTTCTTCGCTAACTTTTTTAGCAAAAAGTTATATTTATGGTCCCGTAAGAACTTTTACAACAATCGATTCTACAGAAATAGAATTGGATTTAGATTAAACAAATGAACATCAATAAAAATTTGGCAAATTTTTTTAATGTTCCAAACGAAGAAATTAAATCCAAACCTGTTGCTGGAGGAACTTTTGATTCTGCAAGTTTTCAAAAAGATTATCAATATGTTCAACAAAATCTTAAAGATCTCGTTAACAATGGAAATCTCGCTCTTGAAAGTGCATTAAAGGTTGCAACGGAATCTGATAGCCCAAGAGCATTTGAAGTTGTTGCTATTTTGTTAAAGACTATGGCCGATCTTAATAATAACGTTTTAGACGTTCATAAAAAAGCCAAAGATGTTACTGGAAGTAAAGTAGAAGTAAAACAAACAAACAATTCAGTTTTCGTTGGTTCTACAAAGGATTTACAAAATCTATTAAATAAAGAGCGAAGTACAGAAAAAGAAGTTGTGGATGTTGAGGTTGTGAAAAATGAACGAAAAGAATAATACAGGTTATAGAAACAATCCTAAATTAAAACCTCCCGGCGTAGAGCTACAATATACAGAAGAACAATTAAAAGAGTATGTTAAATGCGCTAAAGATCCTGTATATTTTTGTAGCAAGTATGTAAAAGTAAAAACTCTTGATAAGGGCGTAATGCCTTTTGAACTATATGATTACCAACAAAAATTTGTAAATGCTATCCATGCAAATAGATTTGTAATTTCAAAATGGCCCAGACAATCTGGTAAATCTACATCAGTAATTGGATATATTACTCATTATGTAACTTTTAATCAGTCTGTCAGCTGCGCAATCCTTGCAAACAAATTAAAAACCGCTAAAGATGAATTATTTGCAAAATTACAACTTGCATATGAAAATTTACCACATTTTTTACAACAAGGTGTAGTCGAATGGAATAAAACTTCATTTAAACTAGAAAATGGTTCAAGAGTTATATGTGACGCAACTTCATCTAGCGCAATTCGTGGTGGATCTTTTAACTTGCTTCTTCTTGACGAATACGCCTTCTTGCCGTCTCACGTGGCCGAGGAGTTCTATTCGTCCACTTATCCAACTATATCAGCTGGTACAACAACTAAGCTCATAATCGTTTCTACGCCCAATGGAATGAATCACTTCCATAAGCTGTGGGTTGATTCCAATAGACCGGAAGGACACAAATTAAAAAATAAATTTGTACCGATAGAAGTAAACTGGAGAGAAGTTCCAATAACACCAGGTGGACCGAGAAGAGATGATGTTTGGGCAGCTGAACAAATAGCAAATACTAGCGAAGAACAGTTTCAACAAGAATATGGGTGCAGTTTTCTTGGATCTTCAAACACGTTAATTTCTTCTACAAAATTAAATGTACTTGCCCCAGAAGAATTTTTAAGTGAAGACTCTGAAAGTCTTAGAATTTTTGAAGAACCTAAAAAAGACAATATTTACTTTTTAATGGCAGACGTTTCACGTGGGCAGGGTTCAGACTATTCTGCATTTACGGTCGTTAGTGGAAATGAATCACCGTATAAAGTTGTTGCAACTTATAGAAATAATACAGTAAGTCCCTTTAATTTTCCAAATGTTATTAAAAAAGTAGGTGAAAGATATAATAATGCTTACGTTTTAGTAGAAACAAATGATATAGGTGGTCAAATTTCAAATATTTTGTATAATGATTTAAATTATGAAAATCTTTTGATGACAAGAATAATGGGAAGAAAGGGACAAGTGTTGTCGCAAGGATTTGCTCAAGGAAAGAGTGAAATGGGTCTTCGCACAACAGCTCAAACAAAAAAATTGGGTTGTGCGATATTAAAAAGATTGATTGAAGAAGATAAACTTCTAATAAATGATGAAAGAATTGTCCAAGAACTGATGACCTTTGTATCCAGATCTAATACGTTTAAAGCTGATGATGGGC